GCATCTGGTGTGTGGTCTGCTCAAGATCAACTAGAAGCTAGACGTGGTGGTGCATGGCCTGATGCTAGTGTAGCTGATCCAGATACATTTATTGAGAATAACTTTAGTACGTTTTTGTATACTGGTGATACTTCTGCTGCTGATGACAGTCAGTCATTAACTACAGGAATAAACCTTGCTGGTAAAGGAGGATTGCTATGGATAGCATGTAGAAGTGCTGCTCGTGGTCATACATTGGTAGACACTGCACAAAATAAATATATATCTTCTGCTAGCACAGCAGCAGGGGCAACTTCTCACGATATTACACTTACATCAACAGGTTTTACACTTGGTAATGGAGATGCTGCTTATAACAATGGTACTACTCCAGATACCTACTGTGCATGGACATTTAAACAAGCCACTAAGTTTTTTGATGTACAAACTTTTACAAAAACTTCCGGTGTAGAAACATTTAGCCATAATCTAGGTTCTGTTCCTGGTATGATTATGATTAAAAGACTTAATGATGCATGGGATTGGTATGTGTATCACAGGGGTATGGATTCTTCTGCACCAGAAGACTATTCAATGCGTCTAAATACCAACGCTGCTAGAGCAGATGCGTCAACTCACTGGAATGACACTGCCCCTACGAGTTCAATTTTTACGGTAGGTGGTGGTGCTCCTGCTGGTGATTATGTAGCCTACATCTTTGCCCACGAAACAGGGTCTGACTCTATGATCCAGTGTGGTAGTTATACTCACCCTAATGACACTAGTACAGTATCTGTAGATTTAGGTTGGGAACCTCAGTGGATATTATTTAAAGCAAATCAGGCATCTACAAATTGGTACATTTTTGATACAATGCGTGGAATAATTACAGACTCTAATTCTGATAACCTTAGTAGTAGTAACGATGCTGCTTTATTTCCAAATATAACTGACGCAGAAAATGCAAACACTTGGGGTGTTGATGTTACAGCAACAGGTTTTAATTCTACAGGTAACAATATTGGTAGTGGTGGAAATACAGTAATTTACGTAGCAATCAGAAGACCTGACATGGAAACTATAACAGATGCCACTAAAGTATTTGCTATAGGTACAAGAGGTGCAGTGGCTGGAACAGATAGAGCAGACGGTTTTTTTGCAGGGTTTCCTATAGATTTAGCTATTGATAAAGTTATGGACAGTAATCCAAATCATTTTGTTACTTTTAGAAAAGGACATTTAGATTTACTAGCAAAGGCTGACGATGCTAGTACTTTTCCAACAGGAGAAACAGAAGAAGCCTTTGACAGTAATACACACTTTAATACAAGTTCTTCTGTAGACACAGATCATTTTGGTTATATGTTTAAAAGAGCTAAAGGATTTTGTGATGTTCAAATGTATAGAGGTACAGGCAGTGCAAAAACGGAAGCCCATAGATTACAAGTTGCACCTGAACTTATGATTATTAAGTCTGGAACAAGTGAAAGAGATTGGGCTGTTTATTATGGAGATAACACAGATTACCTTATATTAAATACAACTGCAGCTACTGCTGATAATGCTACTTGGTGGAATGATACTAGCCCTACATCTTCTGTATTTACTGTTGGAACAGCAAATGAAACAAATGCTAGTGGCGAATTATATTTAGCTCTACTATTTGCAACTTTAGCAGGTGTAAGCAAAGTAGGATCAGTAACACACTCAGGAAGTTCAACAGATGTAGATTGTGGATTTTCTGCAGGGGCTAGATTTGTATTAATTAAAAGAACAGACTCTACAGGTAACTGGTATATTTTTGATACAACTAATGGTATTGTAGATGGTAATGATCCTCATTGGACATTAGACCTTAGAGGAACATCAACTACTGATGCAGATTTAATTGATCCACTAGCAGCAGGATTTACACTTACTGGAGATTTTACTGATGGTGACTACATTTTCTTAGCTATAGCGTAGAGGAACAAATGGGATTATTTAGATACAGAGAAACAGGTGAACTAGTTACAGAAACAGAGTTTCGTTTTAGAAACAGAAAACGTAGACCACATAATGTGCCACCTATGGGTGAGCTAACAGAAACATGGCTTTCTAATGAGGGTGTTGATCCTGTATTAGAAGGTGCAGGATCAGGAGAAATTTTGGGTGTAGAAGAAGTTAAAGGTAAATGGTTTACTATTAAATCTGCAGGATCACAAAAAACTATAAATTAACAATAGGAATAATATAAATTGTCAACAGAACTAGCTATAACAACTACACTAAATGAAGCACTACCCACTGCTGCCCCTGAGTACAAGTCTATGCTTACTAACATTGCTGAGAAGATGCCAGCAGTTACACAGGCCACCAGCAACTTTCACAAGTCACACAGTCAGTTTATGGGAGTTACACTAGACGTAACAGCTATCACACCCATACGTAGCATCAAGCATACACTAGCTGAGATAGACAAAACACGTAGTGCTTTACAAGAGGCTTACATAAACCTACGTAAGAAAGAAGTAAAGCTAAAGAAGAAGCAAGCTAAACTACTAGACTGCAGTGAACCTCTTGCTCGTGAGCTACTAGAGATAGAAATACTAGAAATACAAGGTCACTTAGAAGGAACACGTAATGCAGTACAGGGTGCTGTACGTAAGATGAACTTCTTTACTAATCAGTATGACAACCTAATGAAGAAGATAGGTAAAGAAGAATTAAGTGAAGAAGACTACGAACTAGAGGAAGCACGTTATCACATTATGACTTGTATGAAGCAAGCATTAAATAGTGCAAGACCACGGCAGGGTGTGATTGACGAAGGTAACATGATATATTTGTTTGACTTAGGTATTAATGCAGCCCAAGCTCAAGCAGAAGTATTCTCTTACCTTAACTGGGAGAATGAATTAGTTAAACAAGGCAAAGCCCCAGAGCATGAGCATACAGTACAGTGGCTTGAGGGTTGTGCAGATAAATGGGCAGGATGTCCTGCAGCATTTGCTAATAGTAGAGGCTTTGATGTATTTGATCCTACGTCATTAGCTAACACACCACAGATAGAGGATAAGAGTAATGGCTAACGATAACTGGCACTTGAGCAAGTCTGTACCATTAACATTAATCTTTGGTTTGTTTGTGCAGGGTGCTGCTATCGTTTGGACTGTAAGCACAATGACCTCTGACATAGAAGTTAATGCTTCTAAGATTGTAGAGGTACAACAAAGGTTAGGCCGTATGGAGGATGC